AGCCAGTCACCACCAATGTACCGGCCACACTCAAAGTCTTACCAGCGCCAACATTGAGGCCCACACTTGTGCCAGTGCCGGCAGCTGCAAAGACTGCATCGACCGAGTCCAGGTCGGTGTTTATCTTGGTTCCCCAAGTGTCTGTGGATGCACCAACCTCTGGTTTGGTGAGTAATAGATTCGTTGTGGTTAAATCTGCCATTTTCTACCCCTATGCGGCTATTTGCCATGATTCGCTATTATCCGCAATTGCAGTCCAAGTTTCACTGCTGTCAGAGATTGCGGTCCATGTTTCTGATGTGTCTGTGATCGGTGTCCAAGTCTCTGAATTGTCAGAGATCGCATTCCATGTTTCTGCCGTGTCAGACTCTTGCACCCATTTTAGATTGCCGGCAATCGTCATGGATGACTGGCAAGTGAAATTGATTGGCGTGCTTTGTCTTCTCTGGCCGTTAATGCTCACACTAGATGTGGCTGCCATCACCACTGATCCGCGCAGAACCACCTTGGTGGCCACAGTCATCACGCCAAAGTCTTCAATCAGGATTTGAATCAGTGGGACCCTAATGGCCGCCACCGCCATGGTGCTGGTATCAACTGAGGCAAATGCCCCAATGGCCACTCGCCTGGCTGCAAAGCTGGCGCTCGATGTAGCCGCAAAGGTCGCTACCGCCACCGCATAGCGCAAGCCGCTGACCGACATGGTGCTGGCGCTTGTGGCCGTGGCCGCGCCAATGGCAATGCGTTGTGCAGCTGCTGTGGCAGTGCTAGACGCTGAAACCGAGAATGATGCCGTCTTGACTACATTGGCGCTGACAGTCTCTGTGCTAGAGGCTGAAACAGAAAACGCGCCTATGCAGACGCGCTGTCCATTGAATGCAGCCGTGCTGGTGGCTGCAAGGGTAACTGCCCCAAGGCTTACGCCATAGGAATAATTCCCTTGTCCATACGGGCCAAGACCATAGGCTGCCATGTCATGTCAATGTGACATCAAGGTCGCCAGCTGGGATGCGCAGCACATCGCCATCATTGATGGTGCGTGCAGTTGATAGCGCTGCCCAGGCTAATAGATTGCCACTGGTACTTGCATCAAAGATGCCGGCCCAGCCAATTGATCCCCAGTTACCGCCACTGGCAGCCGCAAACTCGATGGCCGCTGCGTTTGTTGCGTTTGTGGGGCTTGTGCCGGAGACAGTGATCGTGCCAGTCACCACCCGCGCATAGGCATTGCCAGATACCTCAGTGCCGCCACCAGTGTCACTAGGTGCAGCCGTGAAGAGGCCAACATACCAAGCCGTGGGGCGTGTGACAGAGCCTGTGGTCAGCAAGTAAGTTAAAACTAGATTTTCGGTGTAGTCGGTAAAAGATGACATATCAGTCCTTATCCAAAAGTCTTCGCACGGGTCAGCAATGCACCACCAGAAGATGCACTTCGATCATCGGCAGTTTGTGAATCATTCAAGGCTCGCTCATAGAGTGTTGCCCACACTTGGATTCTCGCATCATCTTGCAAGTATGGTGCAGCCTGGAGCAATGATCCATACAGATAAATGTCGGGGTTTGATGTCAAAAGCCAATTAGTCGTGTTGCTAGTTGATAACTTTGACAACTTTGCATAATAGGTCAGCTCAGTCGTGTAGGTGGCATCAGGTGTTGGAACAATTCTGAATTGGCCACCAACAATGCCAAAGAACCTTGGCTTGCCACTTGCCGTGTACTTGGTCATCTCAGCATCTAGTGCATCAATGCTCAAAAACGACAGTGGGGTCTGGGGGTTTGTGCTTGTGAGCTTCAGAGACTTGGTCTCCAAAAAGTCAGCAGGCACAGCGCCATATTGCGCATCAAAAGACGCATTGGCCCTGACGATCATCTGCCTGGTGCGCAGTGTACGTTCCACTTGTGCCTCGGCCAGAGAGATAAAGTCAGGAATGACAGCAGTCAGGTCGGCTCGGTTGAGCCAGTCGCCAATGGATGTCTTTAATTCCGCATAGGTTGTTAGTGCCATTATTGGGCCTCTTTTTCCATTTCCTCTTTCACAATCCAAGTGTGTTCATGGCGAAATTCAAAAGTGCCAATGTGGCCAATTTCCTTTGAGACATCATGGTCGATGTAGACCTTGTAACCTAGCTCTTGAGCTTTCTTACAAAAGAACACATCCTCACCCATGTAGCCTCTGGTGGTCTGCCACGGCATATCAAACCATGGCTCACTCATGCCCTCAAACACCTCGCGCTTGATCAGCATTATGCCCGTTCCAATGCTTCCCACCTCTTCGATTCCAGTGGAATCTGGCATGGTGTAGACCGCCTGGCGCTTGCCGTTCTCGTCATAGTTCTGGGCCGTTGGGCCAGTGGGCATTCTGCGTCTGGCACAGTTGGCAGCCACAATCTCTTTGTCGTGCTTTAAGAGCCTCTGGACCATGTCCTGTGGAAAGGTCATGTCCGAGTCAATGAAGAGAATGTGTGTGCAGCCTTCTTTCATGGCATCCAAGCAAAGGTCAGCCCTTTGGTTTTGGATGATTGTGCCTTGCATCAATTTCAGACTGATAGCGTCTGTGGTGTTGAGTGTGTGATAGGCCACCATATTCACCATGCAGTAGGTGTAGTTGGTGTGGACCTGATCACGGGCAGGTGTGCATACAGCAATGTAGTTCATACTTTCCCAGGGCGAGTTCTAAAAAATTGATTGTCGGAGTCGTTGAGCCAGCGCTTCATATATTCTTGGTCATCGATCTTTCCCTCGGCCTTCATCTTGTAATAAAGGGATTCGGGGATGGATGCCACCAAGTGCCACTCACCGGTCCAGTTGGCTTTCTCGTCTACAGCGTTATAGATGGCCTTGTTGGCCTCGATAACGGCAGTCACATCTTGTTGGGTCTCAATGGTCACATCGCCAGTCTCTGGGTTTTCATGCCAGATTCGTTTGATGCCTTGTTCTTTGTTTTCGCTAAATAGTCTTTTGTGAATCATTTAAAAAAAGAGCCAGATTTCTCTGGCCCTTTCCGTTTACCTTCGATTAAGAAGTGATCAAGTCAGCGGCCAAACCATGGGCCAGCTCAGAAGTCACCTTGTGACCCCACTCCACGATCAGCATACGCTTTTCAGCATCGCCAGTCTTGGCCAATTCGACTTGCTGGTAAGGGCGCAGCACAGTCATCTTGGCGTAGTCAGGATCGATCACCCATGCATCACGCTCACGTTGGAATCTGTTCGCAATAACTTGCACGTTTCCGAAATCGCTGACATAAATGTCAACGGCCCCGACCAATGTGGCAGGCTTTGCACCACCATCAATGTTGAAACGGCTTGAGGCAATACCAGAGAAGCCTGACACGCGCTGCTTGTTAACAGGACCGCACATCAAAATCTTAGGTGTACCACCTTGTGTCCACACTTTCTGAATCACATTCTTGAGAATGGTTTCAGTGAATGTGCGCACATTGCCATCTGTACGGGCGCTGTTTGGCAGCGTTGTATAAGATGGATCAGTACCATTGGTCTGCTTGTCTGTGTTCGTCTTGATAAACGCACCCAAAGAAGCAGTCACACGGGCAGTTGTCGAGTCACCAGCGACAGCAATGCCGCCATTGAGCATGACAAATTCTTGGTCTCTTTTTAGCTCGCTCGCCCTTTTAGAAATTTGGTAGGCCAGCTCACTGCGACGCCCTGCCTTGTTGACCACTTCTTCAGTGGCTGACAAGATGATTGTCTTGCGTGAAATCTGCGCATAGTTTTGCATACGCACAGTTGCAGTCACAGCGTCAAACGATGCGACATCGTCACCCTCAAGCTGTGCATTGGCAGCGGCTGCGGCCAATGTATCAGTCTGATACTCGAACAAAGCATTGGACACGTTTTCACGGCCAATGTTGCTCATGTAAGGGGTTTCTTCGGGTGCAATATTTGTGATGATATTGCTCAAGTCTTCGCGGATGCCCTTGGCTGAGTAGCTCAAGAACGTGTTACTTACGATCGCCATAATTTCCTCATTTCAATAAGAGTTCAATTGCAGAAGCCGCATCATCGATGCGACCAGTTTTAGCAAGACGCTGCTTTGCTCGCATACTCTCAGTTGTTGTCGAAACCCGACCAGCTGCACCAGGCTTGGCTGTTCGTGGGCCATTGTTCACCACAGGCTTAATGCCTTGGCGTTTACTTACCATCTGGTCAAACAGTGCCGCTTTACGCAGCAGTAAAACCAGTCGGTGGTCGTAAACGCTCTTCAAGTCTTCATCGGTAAAGCCTGCCGCCTTCGCAGACTCAATCACCAGCGCCTTCTCGGCCTTTGCCTTCTTGGGGTCTTTCCAATCAGGTAAGGCTGCCAATAGAGCTTCTTGCTGGCTTGCAAGTTGGGCTTCCATGGCACGCTGCTGTTCATGCTGGGCCACTTGAGAGAGTCGTTGCTGTTCGGACTGAATAGCACCTAATTTCTCTTGTCGCTGTCGCATGACTTCGTTTTGCCTCACCCATTCAATTGGGTCCTCTTGGTAGAGGCGTTCCAAATCAATTTGAGGCTCTGAAGACTGAAGTTGGGCTTGCAATGCTCCCAACAATTGAGCATATTGCTCACGTTCGGCTCGGACTGCGTAGGTTTCTTGCTCGACTTGCTTTCGCACTTCGGCAATCTGCTGCGTTTTCCGAGTGTAGTCCTGAGTTCTGGAATAGCCCTTCTGGAGTTCGTCTAGCGTGACAGAAACTTCCTTGCCGTCAACTTTGACAGTGAAAGTCTGTGGCTGTTCGCTCTCCTCGGTCTCTTCCTCTTCTTCGGACTGTTCCTCTGAGGTCTCTTCGTCTGGCGCGTCTTCCACACCAGACTCATCCTCCTCAGAAGCCGCTGTCTCAGAATCCTCTTCAGACTCCTCGACTGGCTGCGTCTCGTCAAGTTCTGCTTGTCCCTTTTCGGGGGCTAACATTGCCGAGATAGCACTGGCCGCATCGGCCACATTCATTGCTTGTATTTCTGCCATAGTATTTTCTTAAA